ACTGGCGCATTGTGTATCGAGTCGTTGGCGCGGTTCTTACCGCCGGCAAGTTCGATGCGTATCTGTCCAACACCATCCAGCGCAACGTGCAGCGTCCGTCCGGTATCCCGCCAGTCGGTTAAACAAGAGGTCAGTCAGCAATTCCAGCGGTCAGATAAAGGAGACCCGACATGTTGGTTCGATCACTTCGCAACCACTTCTACGACGGCTACCACAAAGAGGGCGAGGAGTTCGATCTCGCCGGCCCTCTTTACCGGCACGTTGAGCCTGTTGAGCCAGAGAAAGCCCAGCACGAAAAGGCCACTCCAGCTCACGACACCAAGCCTGACAACAAGCCTGACGACAAGCACGACAACAAGAACGACAAGAAGAGCTAGTCTTCCTGATCGCTCCATAACCCAACACCGGGGGCTGGCATTGCCGGCCCCTGGCTGTTTCTTCTGTGAGGTCCAATGCCCGCGCCAATCATGCAGTACTTCGACTATCAACACCTTCCAGAGCACCTTCAGGAAGTAAGCAAGCCCATCGGCGACCTCGCCGCTCAGATGGACGAAATTCTGCCCGACGGTCCTGAGAAATCTGCCGGCCTCCGTAAGTTACTCGAAGCTAAAGATTGTCTCGTTCGAGCCAGGCTCAAGTAGGGGGTCTCAATGCCGGCAGTCGTCGATATCTGCAACGTCGCTCTCGCGCACATCGGGGATTCGGCGAACATACAGTCGATCGATCCCCCTGACAGCTCGGTGCAGGCCAAGTACTGCGCGATCTTCTACCCGATCGCGTTGAAGGCTCTGCTCGAGATGAACAGCTGGGGATTCGCGACCCGGCGCGCTCCGCTGGCATCGGTTGCAAATCCAAGCTCAACCTGGCTCTTTGCCTACGCCCAGCCGGCGAATATGATCAACGCCATCGCTGTGCTCTCGCCGGATGCTCTCGACGACTACTCCCAGAATTTCGGGGTCCAGCAGTCAGACTCTATTCAGGCTGTGTGGCCGGTCTACCCTGACTTCGCGTGGTTCGATCCCGCGGCCAATTGCTACACGCCTCAACCTTACGTGCTTGAGATCGACGCGGAAGGCAACTCGATCCTCCTGACCAACCAGCAGAACGCGGTCCTGCGTTTCACGATAGAGGTCAATGACCCGACCAACTTCACGCCGCTCTTTGTGCTGTCCCTGAGCTACCTTCTCGCGTCGATGGTGGCCGGCCCAATCCTCAAGGGCGAGCCTGGCGCGCAGATGGCCGCGGCCATGCTGAAGATGTTCTCCGCGATCGATCTCCAGGCCGAGGCGTCCGACGCGAGCCAGCGCAGGGTCGTGGTCCGCCAGAGCGTTCCCTGGATGGCGGGCCGGTAGATGGCAAACATGCGCGTATTCAAGCCCTCATTTTCCGGTGGTGAGATCTCGCCGGAAATGTTCGGCCGCATCGATGACGCGAAGTACGGCAATGGCGCAGCTGTCATTGAGAACCTGGTCGCGACAGCTCTCGGCCCATGCGAGCGCCGGGCAGGATTTGAGTTCGTCACCCCGACCAAGAACAACGGCATCGTCAAGTTGATCCCGTTCACCTACTCGACCAGCCAGACGATGGTGCTCGAGCTCGGCGCCGGCTACTTCCGGTTCCACACCCAGGGTGAGACGCTGCTCTACAGCGCCACGCAGAGAGCGTGGTTCCACCAGGTCGCAGCGACCTTCACGGTGGCCAGTCCCACCGTTGTCGGATCCCCGGGCCACGGTCTCATCAATGGAGACCAGGTGGTCTTCACTTCCCTTCCCGGGGTGACCTATCCCTGGAACATCGATCCCAAAGCACAGTACTTCGTGACCGTCATCGATGCGGACACCTACCACATCAGCCTGACCGAGGGCGGCCCGTTCGTGAACGTGAGTGTCGCGGCAAGCGGCGGCACGATCTACACCTCGAAGGTCTGGCAGCCGGGCGAGCTGGTCGCGTTCGGAGGCAATGTCTACTACTGCTTCGCCCCGTTCCACGAGGCTGCGACGGTGCCGGCCGATCCCTCGACCTCGACCGGAAGCTTCTATCTCGAGCCGGCAGACCTCACCTATGAGGTGCCGAACAGCTATGCGGTCGAGGATCTGTTTGACATTCACTATGTGCAGTCGAACGACATCATCACGCTGGTGCATCCCAGCTATCCGCCATCTGAGCTGAGACGGCTCGGCGCGACCGAGTGGACCTTCCTCGCGATCAATTTCGCCGCTCTGCTTCCGCCTCCGACGAACGTCACCGTGACGCCCTTCCCCGGCTACAAGTCCAAGATCCAGGCGATCGACGGACTGACGCCGTCGCTGATCACGACCGAGACTCCGCACACCCTCGCTCTCGGCGATCCGGTCTACCTCGATGGCCTCGGCGCGCCGTTCGACAACTTCTACATCGTGGCCAAGGTGCCGGTCGATGGATCCGGCAACCTGATCCCGAACGAGCTCTACCTGACCGACCTCCAGGGCAACATGTTCCACCACGCGACAACGTTCACCGGCGGACCAACGATTCAGTACGGCTCGCAGATCTTCAACATGACGAACTTCTACGTCGTGACCGCGATCGCAGCGGACAGCATTCAGGAGTCGGCGATCTCGAATGAAGCTTCGGTGCTCAACAACCTCAACGTCACCGGCAGCTACAACACGGTCAGCTGGTCAGCAGTCGCGAACGCGTTCCGCTACTACATCTACAAGAAGCTCAACGGGCTTTACGGCTACATCGGAGAGGTGCCGGCAGACACGCTCTCATTCAACGACAACAACATCGCGCCGGATTTCTCGATCACCCCTCCCACCTACGATCCAGTCTTCCAGACGCTCGACGACAATCCAGGCGCGGTGACCTACTTCCAGCAGAGGCGCGCTTTCGCCGGCACCACCAACCAGCCTCAGAATCTCTGGATGTCGAAGACCGGCACTGAGTCCGACTTCAGCTATTCGCTCCCCGTCAAAGACACCGACAGGATCGCAATCGGAGTGGCGGCCAGGACGTCGAGCACCATCCGGCACCTGGTGCCTCTCAACCAGCTGATGCTGATGACCGATCAGTCGGAGATCTCGGTCAGCCCGCAGAACACCGACACCATCACTCCGTCGACGATCGCCGCGCGGCCGCAGTCCTACATCGGGTCAAGCAACGTGCAGCCGACCGTCGTCAATAACTCGCTGGTCTTCGCTGCCAACCGCGGCGGGCATGTGAGAGAGATGGGCTACCGGTGGGAGCTGGGCGGCTATCTGACCGGCGACATCTCGCTGCGGGCTGCGCATCTTTTCGACAATCTCGCGATCGTCGACCAGACATTCATGAAGGCGCCCTACCAGGTCGTGTGGTTCGTCTCATCGAACGGCAACCTGCTCGGCCTCACCTATATCCCCGAAGAGCAGATCGGCGCCTGGCACCACCACACGACCGACGGCGCCTTCGAGTCCGTGGCCTGCGTGGCGGAAGGGATCGAGGACCGGCTTTATGCGGTGATCAGGCGCCAGGTGAACGGCGCGACGGTGCGCTACATCGAGCGCATGAACACCCGCAACTTCGACTCGCTGGCAGACTGCTTCTACGTCGACGCCGGCGCGACCTTCGACGGAACTAACACAGGCACCACCACCCTGACAGGGGTTCTGCTGCATGCTCCTCCGATCTGGCGAGGAGTCTGGGAGTTTCAGGCATCGGATCCGATCTTCTCTTATCCGGTGAAGTCGGATGTCGGCAGCGTCCTGGTGCTGACAGGCTCGGACGGCAACGACTATAAGTTCACCGTCTTCGATGTGCCGTCCGCGTTCACGGCGATGACGACTCCCAACAACCCGGTTCCCACGGGCGTGACCTTCGCGACGACCACGGTGTGGCACTGGGCGCGGGGCTCTGTCAGCGGTCTCTACTGGCTCGAGGGCAAGACGGTCTCCATCCTCACCGACGGCGCGGTGAGCCCGCAGCAGATGGTTACAGGCGGCCAGATCCAGCTGCCGCACCCGGGCGTCAAGATCGTCGTGGGGCTCCCCTTCAAGCCGTCCGTCCAGACCCTTCCGCTGGTGATGCAGATCGACGCAATGGGGCAGGGGCGCCAGAAGAACATCAACAAGGTCTGGGTGCGCGTCTACCGCTCAAGCGGCATCTTCGCAGGGCCATCGCCGTCGGCCCTGGTCGAGTACCGGCAGCGCACTCTCGAGCCCTACGGATCGCCTCCGGAGATGGTCACCGACGAGGTAGAGATTGTGATCCCGGCCAGCTGGCAGGACTCGGGGCAGATCTGGATCGAGCAGCAGGATCCGCTTCCGCTCACCATCGTGGGCCTCACCATCGAAGCGGCGATCGGGGGATAGGCATGCCAGGATTCCAGAACCTGCTCGACTCGAGCTGGACCGACATCGAGAAGTTCTTCGGCCTCGATGACAGGACCACGGCTCACATCAGCCCCGGCATGACCGACGACCAGAAGAAGATCGCCACCGGCGCGGCCACGATGCAGAACGTCGGCATGCTGACGACGATCATGGGAGGCCTGAACACCGCGGTCGGCAGCTACTTCGCAGCCCAGGCGCAGCAGTACCAATACAAGAGCCAGGCTCTCAATCTCGACTACCAGGCGGACATGTCGGCCATCAACGCGCGGTCGGCCGAGTACACAGCTGAAGGGTATCTGGAGTCAGCGAAGTCGCAGATCCAGTCCGTCACGATGCGAGCCGGCCAGCAGAAAGCCTCGGCCACGGCGTCGATGGCTTCGCGCGGAATCGCTCTCGGGCAAGGATCGGCGCAGGAGTTCACAGCCTCGCAGGACATCGTCAAAGATATCGACATGTACACGATCAATTCAAACGCCACGCGCGAGGCAGCGCAGGCCAGAACCCAGTCGACCAACTTCTCGAACGCCGCTCTGATGGACCGCACCGGAGCCGCGAACGCGCGGGCCTCGGCTGACACCATCAGCCCGTTCTCGGTGATGACCTCG